GCGGTAAACTAAAAGGCGTAAGTGGACTCAAAGACACCAAAGGTAAACTTATTGCAGGTAAACGTAAGGCAGAGCTAGAAGCTGACATCGAAGGTAAGCTTTTAGTTCCACTATCTGATAAGTCTATGAAGAAGTTTACGACTGATGTAAATAAAGCATTGGACTCTTGGGAACAAAAGTGGAAGCGTGGTGATAATATGTTTCAAACAGGCGTCATGCCTGCAGAGTTCTTGGATACTATTATGCGTGGTGAGAATGGCAAGGGTGGCATAGCTAAGATATACTTAGATGAAGTAGGCAAACCTCTGCCTAAGAATGTGCGTGTCACAGACGTAATGACCAACACACTAAGACAAATGCCTCAAGACGAACTGCAAGCTATATCTAAGCGTATGCAACCTTTAGTTGGTTACACCCTTGGTGACACAACAGAAATAGCACAAGAGATAGGTGATTACATTGCCTCTAATGTTCGTAGAGGCATGACGTACGGTGCAGTGATGTCAGCTACACGCAGGACAGTAGATGCAGGTCTTATAGCTGGTCACAACGCTATGATTAATTTAGTTCGTAATCCACAGCTAAAAGAAAAAATGGAAGAGGAGATACTAAAGGCTACAGGGCAAACTAAACGTCCTAAGTTGGGAGCGTACACACAGAGTGTTTGGCGTAGATTACTTATTTCTTCACCTGCTACAACAGGCTTAAACATTGCAGGTTTTTCCCAGTTCTACGTAGGCTCAACACTAGCTGACATGGTAACAGGCAGTGGCTTTATGCTAGGCGGTATAGCTGCAGGAGGCAAGTTTACTAAAACAGGGTCAGAACTATTACGTAAGGGTAAAGTGTTCCATCAAATACAAGCACAGAAAATGCGTAACCTTATGGACCCATATACTACACATGATTCTTATATGGATTTTTTATCTCAACATAGAGATATAGAGAAAGTATTGTTTGAAAGTGTTACTGGTGGTATCGAAAGATCAGGTAAACGCTTTGATATTGATCCTGATTCTAAGTGGTTCAAAGGCGTAGAAGCTGTAGCAAATGGTGCTAATCGTTTAACAGGTGTGCGAGTACAAGATACGTTTACTAAGTCTCAAATGTTTATGACAGAGTTAGATAAACGGTTACGACTTAAGCATGACACATCTTTAACAGACGTTCTTAACTCAGGTAAATTAGAGCTAGTGGATGACAGTGTGATTGGTGGTGCTATCGACACTACGCTAAAATCTGTGTTCTCAAAAGATTACACGACAGATGATCAGTTTCTAAGAGGTGCAGCTAAATTAACGGAAAGCATATCCAACATACCGTTGTTTGGTACAATACTTCCTTTTGGTAGATTCTTTAACAATGTAGTTGCTACCTCTTATCAATGGTCTGTAGGCGGTGGTGTGCAGCTTATGTCTGCTATAGCTAAGTCGGAAAAACGTAATGTCGAAACAGCAGAGGCAGCAGCACGTAGTCTTGTAGGTGTAACTGCAATTAGTTTGGCTATGCAATACGACAAAGAGAGAAGCGAGAAAGGACTAGACGTATTTGAGATTGAAGGCACTGGCGGTGCAATCATAGATGCTCGTAACACATTCCCATTCTCTCTATGGTTAGCTGCAGGACGTATTGGTAGACTCATGGAAAAGGGTGAAACTGTACCAAAAGAAATGATGATTAAGTTTGGTGAACAGGTAGCTGTAGGGCAACTTGCTACAGACTTACAGTTTGGTAATGATATCACTCGAATCATGGACACTCTGATAAATCAAGATGTAGATTTACGCCAAGCTTCATTTAAAGAAATAGGAAAGTTTGCAGGTAACTATGCTGCAGGTTTTACCAGACCTCTTGATGCAGTAAACAAACTTACTGGGTTTGTCACAGACACAGATTCTGCTAGAGACATAAGACAAGCTGAGACAGGCGGTCAGATGTTTACGCAGGGTGCAACAAGGTACTTTGATAACGTCATAGAAGCTATTACAGACAGAGTAGAAACAGTTTCTGGTGAAGAACTAAGGGTTGCAAGTAGACAAGGTAAAGTACAAGATGCAAACCCTATGGCTAGAATCTTTGGTATCACAGTTAAACCTGCACGTACAGCTACAGAACAAGCATATTCAATGGCTAACATGCAAGCTTGGACAGCCAGTGAACGAACAAGTATGCCAGCCTATGATACTATCTTTAATGAAACTATAGCCCCTGAATTAGAACGTGCCACAGATACTTTATTGAGAGACAAGAAATTTATTAATGCTGATCTCGTAGGTAAACGTGCTATGCTAAAGTCTATTGTATCAGAAATTAAGAAAGATCTACGTGTTGTTCTTAAGAAGTACGGAACTGATGAGACTAAGCTAGGTGCAATGAGAGCCAAGGCTTCTGAGCATGGCAATAAGGAGTTACGTAGAAAGGCTATGAAAGCAATGAAAGAACGGTACGGCTTTGAAGGAGGTATACGTGATATGACAATCACAGAGTTACACTACTTCATGGACTACGTGGATTACTTAAAAGATTATTACAAATAAATAGGGGCGCATTTAGCGCCCTTACTTTTTTATTCCGTTAAGTTTTGCACTTCTCTCTGACCACATCTGTACTGCAATCAAATGTTTTCTAGCTTCCATTGTTTCACTGGTGTGATACAGATTGTCTGTTATAAATTTATCCAAGGACTCTACTCGCTCTTGAACACCCTCTTTAAAATGATCTTGCCTCCTAGATACAAAGTCTTTCGCTTCTTTTTCTAGGCTCATTATTTTTATACCTCCATAGGTATCTCTGTACAATAAGCTTGTGCATTAGATTCAAAAGTCGGTCTAGTTAACATAAGATTTTCTCTTATAATAGAAGCAGTTTCTTTACACTCCTTCATACTAGAAAAAATATAGTCCATAGCTTTTACCTCAGCATATCCATTCCCTGTTGAGAGTATGAATATAAGCACATACATTACTCTGTTGACTCTTCGATAGGATCGTCTGTGGTAACGTCTTTAATAATTTCTACACTTTTATCATAAACAATTACACTTGTTTCCCAAGTAGCTTTAGCTACAGGTTTAGCTACGTTTTCATAGCTTCCATAAAGTGTTAAAGCATAAACTATAGGTACTAATAAATTAAATAACAACATGATTAACTCCTTTTATTGTTGTTGATATAATATCATAGTGGTTATACTATGTCTACTATTTCGCACACGTCACCATTGCAAGCCATTGTTTGCATAGCTACTGTGTTATCTTCTTGTTCATACTCACTAAGTCTTGACCAATCTATACTCTTTGGCATTATCTTACTAAGCTTATTGTATTCATCCTTAGTGCAATCCTGATATGGTGCTTGTTGATAAGTGTGATCTGAGTGAGGTAAGAACGACACTCCTGACATTTCATCAAAGTGTTTATAAACAAATGCGCCTACTTCCATCCACTCATCTGAGCGAACCGTCACTGTTACAGAAGGTTTGTGTTCACACCAGTGTCGCTGATAAGTTAGCCATGTCTCCAACTGTTCAATGGCTGTCATATCGTTTCGAGTTACAGCTTTTTTTGGTGACTTCATTGGGAAACTAAACACTGTAGTGCTGTCAGGTTTCATAACACATGGCGCATTTGGTATACCTTGATCCTTCATCATCTGTGTGAGTGGATCTTTATTGTCACCACGCACAGTTCTAATATAATGTAACGCATGTCTAGCATGTATGCCCGATGCTGAGTCAACTAATTGTGATACTGTTCCACTTGGCTTGACGCAGGTAATCGCTGCACTTGGTGCAATGCCAAGGCGGTCAGCCCAATTATTATTAGTGCGAACAGCAGTTTCTCGTAAATGTTCAAGGGTCTTCTCCAATCCTTTGTTTGCTGATGTCATAAGAGGATTGTCCATTATCCCTGTGAGTGACACACCCAACAGACGCTCCTCTTCCGTATTCGTTGTCCACACCTTTCGCAAGTATGGAAACTTGGTGTACGTGGATTGGATTGTGCCAAGAATAGTAGCCAGTTTAACTTTTCTTTCCAGGTCATCCACGTTATCCGTAGCCCTAACCACCACTTCAGTAAGATTACAAAACTGATATGGTCTAAGAATGATCTCAGAGCAAGGGTTAGTTCCAAACTCATGTTCAGGATCACGTCTCCCATATTTTGCAGCTTGATTCTTACTTGCTTGACGATTGAATACACCACGTTCTCCTGACTTACTTTCTACTAGAGCCAACCACTCACGCATAAATGTCTCTGAGTCTGGCTTATCTGTATACGATACACTGTTGTTAGCTAAGGCTCTGTGTGCAGCCTCGTTCCACCACTGTCCTGACTTAGCATGACGCATCCTATCATCACTGAGATTAGACAAACTAATCATAGCACTACGTCTAACACCACCAACTACAACTATCTGACCAATGAAACACATTAGGTCATGGCATTCTAAGCTAGATAACCTACGTCCTTGAGCATCCTTGAATGTCTTTACTGCAAAGTTGAATAGCTCAACAAGAGGTGCAGGTCCACTAGCCCTACCACCAAATGTTTTTAGCCTTGCACCTGCAGGGCGAACTCTAGTTATATCCCACTGAGGGATTTCACCTGCCCATAAGAGTGCCAACAATTGTCTGAACGCTTTAGCCCAGCCCTCCTTGCTGTCCTTTACCACAATGGTAGTATCACTATCGAACAGTTCAGGCACTTCGGGAAGCTTGCTAATGAACTGCCTCTCAACACTGAAGCCGACTCCAGTTCCACAGAGAAGGATGTACATAGCCTCATCAAAGGACTTTGGATCATCTACAGGTAAGTAACTACAGTTATATCCTGCAGTGTTGTCTCTGTCTAAAGCCAGACCTGCAGTCATCATAGCTCTCATGCTGGGCATGATGTCTAATGATAAGATAGCTTGCTCTATTTCATTAGCTGTTTGTTTGTCTACCTTGTCAACTACTACATTTTCTATATAACGTTGCACTGTCTCAGGCCAAGACTCTCTGCCCTTGCCATCAATGTATTTAGCGTACCGTGACTTGTGTATAAAACTTTGGTAATCTGTTGGTAAGTAGTTATTCATATTTTTTCACCTCTATCTTTCTAATTACTGCACCATCAATATCATAAATAATATCTTGGAATAACTCAGTAACTGCCTCCTCGTGCATCTCTGCTACTATTGGTAGTATTCGCTCTTCCTCGTCTATTTCTATTGTTAGTTTAATATTAAACTTCATCTCTTATCGCCACTGCCTTTAAGAGTTCCTCGTTCCATACGACTGTGAAGTTTATCTAAATTACATCTAGCTATATATCCCATGTCAAAATTAAGGTCACGACATAAAGCTGCAATATACCAGAGGCAGTCACCCACCTCTGCAGCTACATCTTCCCTTTTAAAATTATTGTCCCTTAACATCTTCTTTACTTTGTTGGCTACTTCACCTGCTTCACCTGCGAGTCCCAACGCAGGGTAAACTATCTTGTGTTCATCAGGATATATGGCAGTCTTACGTGCTTCTATCTGATAATCACCGAATGTCATTTCATACATATCTTTCCAAGCGTTTATGTCATCTGCTGTTATCATTTGTGCATCTCCATCCAACGCTTTTCTAATCTATCAAGATACCACTTTGCTTTTCTTATATCCTCTAAACCATTCTTATACTCGTGCCGCCACATATACTTCAACACATTAGCAGCGTGTGGTGCTGTAGCTCCTGACATATTCTCTGTCATTGCTTCTATAGCTTCGATGCATTCTATGCCACTGTGATTGTAATGCACTGGATTGTTTACTTGATCGTGGTCTAGTGTTGTATCACCAGTTAGTGTGATAGTTAGATCAGAATCTGACATCATTATGCGCTTCCTTTTGTCTTTGTCCATTTGTTAAGTGTATATACATTTCCTTCTTTTGTTACAATAGCTTTTTCATCTTCTTCATCCATAGCTATTAGATAATCTCTGTGTTCTTTTACTTGAGCATATAGGTATGGTTGCTCGTGTGCCATGTCTAAAAAAGCTGACATCATAGTGGCTACATCAACAATTCCATTGATTATATGGTCAGGTAAATTGTGATCAGGAGATATAGCTATTGACACGTTTGTTTCACCTTTCCATTTATCAGGGTCTTTATAATTTGTAGGACTTATAACTATCGCTATTTCATCGTCATTTAAATCATGGCCCATTAATTTTTCCTTTTTGTTTTTAATTCTATTCGTTTAACTGTAATCTCTTTACCTTTTTCTTTTAACCAATCTTCAGGTATGACACGATGCGCCCACTTAAACTTATACTTGTCACACCAATTACAATACCTAGACTTAGCACCCTTGTATAATTTAGAGTTAGAGTTACTAAATACAAATCGTATGTCTAACTCAGGGTGCTGTCTTTGTATTTCACGATGCTTACGTCTGTCAGCACTATCAAAGATTCCTTTAGTTTCTATAATAATACCATTGTCTAATAAAAAGTCTGGTGTGTAGGTGCGATAACGTAGGTCTTCCCACTCTACCTTCAATACTTCATATCTAACTTTCTTTTGTTTTTTACGTAAGTAAGCAGCAACTTCTTTTTCTAAACCGCTGCGATACCTAGCTTTGTTATGCCGCATACTCAGGACTCAATAGAACATAGTCTACTATAGGGGGGTTCTGAGCTTTAGACATTACAGCAGTGCGAGTTTGTATATTAGGCCAACATTTATGTTTAAATGAACAGAAGCTACATTCAGATCCAAGCTTTAGATTGCCTGTAAGTTTACGGAAGTGTGTCTCAGGCACAGCTTCAAAGCAACGTTTAAAAGGTTTGTCCTCATTGATATACTCTACTGTATCTTCGATGCTTTCCATTACTGCACCTTTGTCTACATCGTTTGCATCAACATATTTAAACTCACCATTTGCTTTGTTGACTACCCACCAACCACCGACATCTAAACCTGCAGCTTTAGCATAACCTACTAGTTGAGATACGTATCCAAAGCTGTCACTTTTAGCTAAAGTCTCTAAGCTATTAAACTTATTTTTGTATGACCAGGGTGAGGCTGATTTAACATCATCTACCTTACCATCAAGAACCATGTCATACTCACCTTTTACTTCTGTGCCATCTTTTAATTTAAGAGTTACATTGTCATTATCTTTGAAGTCTACTTCAGCAGCGCGAAGAAGACCCTTGAACACTGCTTCCACGATGTCACCTATGATCATGTTAATCAAGAAGTGTGGTGGTAGTGGTGTTTTATCTTTAGGATCATTCTTCTCAAACCATAACTGACAAGTAGGACGCCCAATGTTGGACATCCTTAGTCTAAACTCGTCACGAGGTTTACCACCGAACTGCTTCTCTAGTGCAGCCTCAACATCAGAAGCGACTTGCTTACGAATGTCTTCAGCCATATCTGTTTCACCCTTGATAGCTTTACCAAGATACTCAAAGACAGCTAGTTCAGCAGGGTGATTCATTACTCTTCTGCCTCTTCTACATTAACAAACTCCGCTACTATTGCGGCATCATCATCAGAGATATTATTTTGATTCTTCTCACTCCACTGTTGTAGGATGTAAGAATTTTGAGTGGTGATGTAGTCCAAGAAGTTATGTAGTGTTTCTTGATCCTCATGCTTTAACTCAACCTTATCGCCTGATTCTAAAGTCATAACAGCAAAAGTATTACCTGTATTAGAGTCCATTAATTCTGCACCCAATGTAATCATACACTGAATAGGTAATATGTTTTTACGTGACAGTGCATTCACTGCTGCATCCAAAGACTTGATGCTTGAAGGTGGCACTTCAAAGTAAAAAGGCATATCAGTAATAGGCTCAACTGGATTACCTGTTTCGTCAGTAACACCTGATGCACTCAACTCACCAAAGAGAATCTTCTTACGCTTAATGCTACGTATGAGATCCTTTGTTTTGTCTGGTAAGCTATCCCAATCTTCAATATAACCTGATGGCCTACCTAAATTAAACGTACCCATGTTATCTTTGAGGTCACCTTTAAGATCGTTAGACATAATAGTTTTCATCATTATTTCATCCTTGGCATCCCACTTAGACCATTGCTGTCTAATTGCAAAGATACGTACAACAGGTTTAGATGCGTATACAACATCATCCTCACCTCTTGTAATTTTGAATGATCCTGATGGTACAACCTCAGTTCTAATAGGCTTACCATTAACATCGATCTCACCCATAATACCTGTATGCATCAGATTTACTCTAGGTAAAGCAGGTGTCTTTCTTTCACCATCACCACTGTTAGGATTTACACCTACTGCTTCTGCAAGTGACATACCTAAATCATTTTGTATCGCTAATTCTGTATTCATTTTACTTACTTCCTTCCAAAGTTAAAGATGTTTAGTTATACTCTATATGTCCAATGTGTCAAGCCAATTCTTTCCTATTTTAGCTTCTAATAATAATGGAACATTCATTTCTATATCGTATGCGTCTTTTATGACACAGTTTAAATTTGCATTGATACTCTCCACGATAGTTAATACCTTTTTTACTTCCTCAGGGTGTACATCTATCACCATAGAATCGTGTACTGTGTTAACTAAGCAAGACTGTAGTGGCTCTAATAGCTTCTCAAACTCTAGTAGAACGACAGGCACAATGTCACCTGTAGCAAAACCTTGTACTGGATAGTTCTTGATCATGGTGAAGTGTGTTACACTACCGCTTTCTCTTCGAGACACATCAGGAAATGCATACTGTCTACCACTTACATTAGTTATCTTGAGAAACCTCACCGCTTCATCGCCTAACTTCTTATGCCACTTGGCTATACCTTTGTACTTCTTTGTAAAATGTTCATAGTATGCAGCTACAGCCTTGGGTCTGCCATATCCAGTAGCACCAAAGAGAGGTGCGAATGTATGCTCTTTTGCCGCCTGACGCTCTGTAGGTTGCCCTGCATCACTGATAACCTTTGCCGTGTAGGAGTGTACATCAAATCCTGTTTCAATCTCCTGCATAGCTGTGCTGTCCTGTGACAGGAATGCTGCAACTCTAAACTCCAATTGAGCAAAGTCACACTCCATAATCTGTCCATCTTTCCATCGTGATATAAACACACGCTTTACTGGGAATGTACCTCCTCTTGGCATGTTTTGCATATTGGGATTGCGTCCAGAGAATCTACCTGTACTGGTAACACTTTGGGTAAGGTTAACGTGTAGGAGTCCGTTTGGCTTGGTGAATATGTCGATACCATCCACGAAGCTACTAAGGTAACTGCTGATAGCAGAGAGGCGCTTAAGATCAGAAAGAAAACTAACAGCAGACTCCATGCCGTTGCTTGTAGCGGTAGCCATAAGCATTTCAAGATTGCTTTTACTAGTACTAAAACCATTTGCGCTTACCCATTTTTTGCTTGGTGCATTAAACATAAGTCCTGCAGTTTCTTTTGTTTCTGACAGCTTATAACCTTTAGCGTCACAGTCTATGCACTTGTTTGGTATCTTGTATAGTATACCGTCTTTTCTTTTCTTGTATTTTTTACCTGCACCATCACAGGCATGACAAGTGTAAGCTTTAGTTTTTTTAATTACTCTAGTGTTGGACGCTACTATTTTATGAAACTTATCTTTACATTTTAAATGTGCTACAGCTTTGTAATCTCCACTATCGTCATAGTCAAACACCTTTACCCATTCAGCTTTGTCTAAAGGCTTCCTACTAAATATAACTTGAGATACTTGCTCAGGACTGTTTAAATTTATAGGTGTGTCACCCATAAGTTCACGAGTCTTGCGCTGCAGTCTGTCTTCTATTTGTGCTTTCTCTTCTTCAAACTCATGCCTCACTTTTTGAAGGGCGGTTCTATCCACACGGATTCCTGACATATACATTCGGGTGAGGGCTTTACAGGTACGGAAGGTAATGTCTCTGACATTATGTAAGGACTCTGCTTCTGGCTTGGCGTAGTCTTGTTCCAAGGCAAGGAACAGCTCACGAGTAATGTTGAGGTCACTCCTAAGATAAAAAAGAAGCTCTTGTAAAGGTATCTCATTGGTGTTGTATCCTTTCTTGTAATACTCTTTGAGAGTGTCTTGCTTCTGGTAGTTTAGA